GATGATGTGTCAGAATTAACCGTAATATTATTGTCTGTAATATTTTCGATTGTCAAGCAAGCTATAAGTTCGTCCGGATATGTTCCCTTCTTTAGCCCTGTAAAGTAAACCTTAATGCTCGAATCTTCGTATGCAAGTCTGTTGATTTTCTCTTTCACACTTACTTTGCAAGACATCACTTTCTTTCCAACTTTAGCATTGATCGTTGCCGTTCCGGATGATACTGCCGTAACAATTCCGCTTTTACCTACCTTTGCAATGCTTGGTTCGGTTGAACTCCATTTAACTCTTGCTTTTGTTCCGGTAACTTTCAATTTCTGTGTTTTCCCAACATAAAGCGAAATGGCTTTCTTGTTTAATTTGATAGTTGCCGCCTGCACAGTTTCCTGTACCCCAACAATGTTCTGCGTTGCTACGCTTGTTGTCAGCATTGAAATCGATAATGCTGCTACTGTAAAAAATTTTTTAAACCTTTTCATATGTAACCCCTTTCCGGTGAACAATGCACCCTTGTCTATGATTTTTATGTATTGTACCACAGACAAGAGCAAAAGTCACTAGATTACACCGGGAATGGTGACATTCCGGTACGATTAAAATACTCTTGTGCACTTTGTCGTGTGCTGTCAAAGATAACTTTTCCGTCAAGCACAATCTGTACCGGCTGACTTCCGGATGATGTTTTCTGCCCTCTCATTGCCGCCAACACTGCTCGATATACTCCGTCTGATACAGATTGCACGATCTGGTCGTTATTCATTACTGCTGTATGACCGCCAAGCGTTCCGACAAGTTCCGGGCCCGCTTCTCTCGCAACGAACATCTGCCCCATGTTTGGCAATCCACCGACTGCGTATTTCTTAATCGGTTTCCAACTTCCACCGGAAAATACGCCGCCATCAGCTTTCTTTGTACTCTTTCCTGTAAGTCTAGCCGTGAAGTCTAATACTGCATTTTTAATTCTGTTCACAAAAGAGGTTATGAGTGCAGTGAATCCACCAAGTCTTTTGTTTGCAGGCTTTATATTATCAGTTACCCTCGTCAGAGTGCCTGTAAAGTGATCTAATGTCTTATCACTTCTTTTAATCTTGTCCTTATTTGCAATAAGCTCCGCGGTGTAATTGCTTACCCTCTTGTATTTGTCAGGTATTTTATCTTTGTTTCCTGTTAAACTAGCCGTGTAATTTCCCAGTGTTTTATCACTTGACTTTATCTTGTCCTTATTTTTGGATATATTTGCAAGATAATTGCTTAAAGATTTATCTCCCAGCTTAATCCCGTCTTTATTGCTGGATAAGTTAGCTGTATAGTTCTTTAAGGATTTATTTTTAGCCGCTATATTATCTTTATTCTTTTCTAAATCAGCGGTAAAACCTTTTAATTTTTTATTTTTTGCGGACAGTTTGTCCGATGCGGATGTAATTTCCGCCGTAACAGAAACCTTTCCCTTTCCATAATTTTTTTCACGATTTGCAACAATCTTTGAATAGTTATCCCGCATTTCTTTTGTTCCAGAATATGCATTTTTTTTCACCTTTCCTTTTCCTAATTGGCTCAAAGGTGTTTTGATCGTTGTCTTTTTTCCGTCTAATCCAGTAGTAGTTGTTGTTTTACCCAACATTGTGTCAATGTTAGTTTTAAGTTTCTTAATTCCTTTCTTCATAGAATCACTTTTTTCAACAAAAAACTTTCCAAGAGAAATTCCAACCGAAACCGTTACTCCGGCAAGCGCAAAATACGGATTTCCGCCTGACATATAAAATGCCGCTCCACCAGCCGCCAATGCTTCTACAACAGAGGATGTAAAATCTGTCTTTTTTTCAGACAATTGAAAACCTATAGTTGCAATAAACGCCGCCAATCCAAGACCGTTGAGTTTGAAAGTCTTTCCACCTTTTCCGCCTTTTCCTCCGCTTGTAAACCCTAGTATAGAACAAAGCGCAGATGAAACTATAGGCGCAAGTTTTCCACCAGAAAACATGAGAATTGTAGCCAAACTCTTTGGTGTTAAATTTGTTAGGAATGTTTTTAATCCATTAAAAATATCTTTCCAACTCAAATCATCAAAGAAGCCGTGAACAAACTTCCAAAATCCATCAACCCATCCGTTGATAGCTTCTGCACACTGTTTCCATTTAAACTTTTTAAAGAAACGATTAAATCCATGTGCAACATTCTTGCCAAATGTTTCAAACTTAAATTTATCCGTAAATCCCTTTGATGCGAATATTGCAGTATTCAACGCTCCTGCAATCACATCTGCGGTTGCAGTAAATACGCTATTTCCTTTTTTATCTTCTGAAAACAAACCGTTTAGAAACTCTGCAAGTCCTGTTCCGAAGCCGGAAGCTTTAGCATATATTTTATCCCATTCAATGCCACCAACGGCTATTACAAGGGCATCTCTGATAGATTCTCCGAGTCCTTCAAGGTCTTTTATGTCGCTTTTGAATTTCTTAAAGATCGTGTCGGTCTGAACCAAACCACCATCAGCACCGGTTCCGCCACCAGCACCTGAACCACCTGAACCAGAACCTTTATTCCCCGAACCGGATTTTTTGTCTTTACTCTGCTTTGAAATAACCTTTAATTCATCAAATGCACGTGTTGCCTGTTGGATTTCCTTTTTTGCTTTCTTGGCATTTTTTGCGATACCGCCTGTGTTTTTCCCTGCGTTTCCTGCGGCATTACTTAAATCATCCATGCCGTCAGATGCGCTTCCAATATCATCAGCAAGGCCACTGATTCCTGCCCCTTTGCTTGCTTCATACTTCCATCCGAAGATTGAACCTAAAGCATTTGTTACCATTTCCGCAAAAGAAATCACCTTTTGCAGAACTGCATTGAGTACCTTGATAAACGGCTTAAATGCATTGATTAAACCACCACCAACAACCGCTCCAAGTGCTTTGAAGTTCTCTTTAAGCATGGTTATCTGGTTATGCCATGTCAATATGTTATCGTAAAGGCTTTTTATCCTCTACTTCTTATGGTTTCCCATAAGTTCGGCGTACATTTTCAACCACAGCATTGTGGCTGTCGGATACTCTTGGGAATGTTATATTCTACACTCTTTCCATAAGAAAAGAGCATAGGTTCAATCCCTACGCTCTACAATGTGCTATAACTTTTATTTTATAGCCTTATCTCGGTATTAGCTTATTGACTTATCCACTTATAACCATAAGCAGTTCGCCCCTCTTGGTCAATTACATTATGTATTGCTTTGTAATTAACTCCAAGAGATTCCCCTGCTTCGGATATTCTATCGAACACTCTTATAATCTCTCTGGTTTTCGCATCCACTTGCGCAATTTTTCTTCCTTTTTTGCGCTTTTTATAGATGCTCAAATCTTTTATTGGAAAATCTTCTTCGTATACAAAAATATATCCATTTGCCGACTTATAGGTATTTGAAAGCACACCGGAAATAGTTGTTCTATTTGCTCCGGTAATCCTAGCCGCCTCCTGCAAACTTTTAAATTTCTGTATAAAATTTCCTTCCATATCACATTGAATAATGCTTCTCATTCCGTTAGGTTCCGGCTTTCTATAGGTTTTCGCTCCGTTTGATTCATACTCATCCTCAAACATGAACATATAGCCCTTTGTCTGCCGCCTTTTTCCTTTACAATTAAGCAGAACATCCGTATTATTAAATCCGTCAATTTCTGCATCCATTGCACTATCATAACGCTTAATGTACCGTCCGTCAAGCGTCAGCAAAACAACTGCCCTGGCGTTATGATACGGCGCGCCTTTCCCACCTTTGGTCATATTATAGCCATCTCGATAGGTGTTAAATTTTTCAATGTAATACTTTTCCAACTCACAGGCTCCATCTTCGCTTTCACACGTTTCGATGATTTCCCATGAGAAGTTGTCAAACCCGAATTCTTTAATTGCTCTATGAAAGTCGCAATCTTCTTTTTCGTAGCACCTTTGATGTTGCCACACTCTGCTATGAAAATCACAAGTTTGACCGACATAAGATTTTCCGTTTATTTTATTTGTTGCTTTGTAGATATAATATGTTCGCATTAAATCACCTCAAACATATTATACAAAAATGTTCGTGCTAAGTCAACTTAGCCTTCACCGATTTTACCCGATTTTTCATCGACATATTGCTATGCCGCGCGACACATGAAACAAAAGTTTCGTTTATCGGCTGTTCTGGCAAAGTCTCCGGTAATATTGGTTGTATGTGCAAGCACATACTGATAACGCAACATGGCTTTTTCAGCCTGTGTCATTGAGGAAATGTTCGCATCAAGTCCCTGCTTTAATGCCCATTCCTTTAATGTTGCCTGTGTCAAGTCGATACCATAACGCCGCATAGGTGCCGTAGTACCGGAAAATACGGATTGCAGACTCTTGGCAATATCTTCTTGACTCACATCATAGAATGAAGCCATATCTCCGGCTAATTCTGTCAACCGGATAGACATTTTTGCCATTTGCCCTTGCGGAATATCAAGGGCAGTTCCCATAGCTTGGAAACGACTTGCGAACTGCTTTGCAGACAGTTCAGACATACCAAATTTTTCAATGGATGTTTTTGCGAAATTGTTAATTAGGTTTTCATACTGCCCGAATGTCTGCCTTACAACGTTCTCAACCTCTGTCAGTGAGGATGATATGTCAATGGCATCTCCAAGTAGCCTAAATCCGCGGAATAAAGCCCAATACGTTGCATACACTTTTCCGATTGCAGACGCAAGAGAAAATGACTTCTTGGTAACCGCAGAAGCACCGGAACTAAATCCACTAAATGAGCTTGTGATGCTTTTTGCCGCTGTTCCTGCCGCTCCACCGGTACGTGATAATTTTGCCAATGCGTTTGTCATGTCAATAATATTCCGGCTTACGCTAGGGGCTTTCGACAATTCGGACATAAGCTGACGCATTGCAACCGCAAGTTTTGGTATATTCTCGATAGCCTTTGTTGAGCTTGTATAACCAAGCTGTTTGATTCCTCCAGCTAATTCCGACAAACCTTGCACCGATTTCGACATACCGGAAAATGAGCTTACCGACTTTGAAATCTGTCGCATCGCTCCGGCTGCTGCATTGATCTTTCCTGTGTCAATATTGCTAAGTGTTTTGATGTTTCTTGCAAGAGTCGAGAACGACCTTGAATCAACACTGCGCATGGCACTCATTGAGTTTGACAATCGGTTTACTCCGGTTGATAACCGGTTAATTCCACTAGAATCTATGCTTTGCAAAGATGAAGATAGCTTTCCCAACCTTGTTATCAGCGCATCAATCTGACCATTAGCCTGTCTTGCCTGTGCTTGAATCTTGACCTCTAAGGTTTCTAATTCCAACAGTTCCACCTCCTTTATGTAGTTTTAGAAAAAGACGGTAAGATTTGACCCCTACCGCCCTTGAATTACTTTTTCAGTTTTCCCTTTTTCAGAAGAGAAAGCATTTTTGAATTTTCCTCTGATGTAAACTTAAAATTGGAAAATCCGTTCTTTTTTGCGATTTCCGCACGATGTTCTTTCGACACATCATCTTCCCCAACCGCTTTTAATGCTTCAACGATTGAACCGGAATTTCCGGTATACTTCGGATAATACTTGGCTTTGCATTTCTTTGCACCTTTTACAACAATAACTGTGTGCCCTTTTATGCGTGTCACAAGAATATCTCCGTTGCGAAGAATAAAACCGGCATGATAAGAACCCATATCATCAAACAAACCGGATTTCAAAATTACCGGTCGTTCATTGGATGTATTGAAATCTCCCACATCCTTGCCGGATGCATAGATAATACAAGCACGTACAAGGGACGAACAATCGCATTCCGTCTTGACCTTTGTGTTAATGCCATGTTTAATGACTCCGTAGCGTTCCGATTGGTCATAGCCGATATTTTTGTTGTCAGATGCAATCTGCATAGCTTCGGCTAACTTCTCCGCAACCCTATCGTCCTTCGCCCTTAGCACGTACCATCCCTTAGAATGGTTGTAAAACTTCTGCGTAGACACTTCCTGTCCGGTCTGGTCTCCGGCTTTTCCACCAGAATAACAGTTTCCGTGTTCATCATGCCTAGCACTTCCAATAATTACTGCCATAGCAATACCTCTTTTCTTAAACTATCTTTGGTTTTGGTAAATGTGATTCTCTTGATTTAGCCGCCCATGCTTCTTCTGCCTTAAGCATTTCTCGTATCTCTGCATCGGGATCGTCAGTATTATGCTTTTCAATAGAATCATAGCAAGTTTCTTTCACGTACTTACTATTACCCTTGCCGAATGTCGCGCCTATTGCGGTCACAAATGCTGACGTTGCATATCTGCCGAACCACATATACATTTCCATATCGCGTTGCTTCCATTCTGCCTTATATGCATCCACATAAGGTTTAAGCAACTCTGGATTCATCATATCTATATCATCAACTGAAAATCCGTATCCTTTTGTTACCACAAGGTAAAACGGACGGATTTCCGCAACGTAATATTCCCATGTTAGTTCTTGGTCTTTGTCTTGGATGGGGTCTTTTTCTTCTCCTGTTCCTGCGCTTTCTCTATCGACTCCATCATCTGTGCTAAAAAACCGTTTGTCATCATTTCCTCCTGCATATCAGCGAATAAATCCATGCAGTTAATTTCGTTTGTATCAATCGCATCATAGAGAATGTCGGACACCTTCTCGAGCTTCTCATCGTAGCCGTCGTTTGTTTTGTAATCATATCCAAATTCTTCATTGTGATGCATCTGCAACCCTACAAGAAGCGTCTTAGGAAGTGTTTCAAGAAGAATATCTTCCATAGAGGAAATATCTTCCATGTCCTGCGTCTTCATAATATCCTGTAAGATATGTGATTTTAACGATGGTCTTGTTGCAAACTGAATTGTATATTCTTTTCCACCTAATTTAACTTTCATGTTTTACCTTGCCTTTCTGCCCTATATTGGCAAGGGGCAGCGTTGCCACCGCCCCATTGTTGCTTATTTTATACTTCAAGTTCTGCTATCGACCGTTCATCCTCGCCTACCGGTGCGGTCGATTGCTCGTCCGATAGGCTTTTTACCCCACCACTGTTACAGTGAATGTTCCATCGTTGTTATCAACGACAGTCAGCTTATCTGTAACAAGCTCTGATGCCGTGCTTGGAATAACTGTTACCGTCATTTCAAGGATTTCATCGTTTCCACCTACATCGTTAGGTGTGGCTGTTGCAGTTCCTACATATGCGTACTTCGCTACACCGCCAATACCGTCCGTTCCGTACAGATGGATAATATCAAGTTTTTTATCTCCATATCCATCCACTTTTGAAAGATATTCTTTTTCAAGGTTTCCTGTGATTTCTCTTGAATCAGAAGTCTTAATTCCTTTTTCAAAAGTCTGCTGATCATCTTCCATTGTGGTTGACTCAACCGTGTTTGGTGGTGATGCAGGGCTTGGAACTGACTTAGCCGCAACCAAAAGATTATATGTTCCTGCAAAGTCAGCCTGTTTTTCCGTGTGCTCTTTTACAATGACACGTGTTCTATAGCTTGTTGATGCCATATTTTCTACTTCCTTTCTGCTTATAGCTGATCTAAATGCTCAACGTTTCCAATTACGCGAGTTGCGCGGAATGTAACCGTTCGCACTTGCTTGGAAATTGTTGAGATTACATTTGATACCTCAAACATTTGTTGTTTAAAAAAAGACACCGCATATGCTGCGATGTCCTTAGTTGCTTTTCTCGAACCTTTGTTTGTAATTGTAATCTGAAATGTTGGGCGAATTGCGTTGATTGTCTTTGCTTCATTCGTTCGTCCGGCTTCTGTACCACCGATTTGTCTGACTAAAAGTGTCGGGAATGTTGCGGTGCCGCCCGATTCTTCGTCTTGCGTCACTTTAATTCCTCTTACCTTGCTCTCCATGTACGATTTCAAAAGGGAACATAAGGTATCTTCAAAATCAAGCGCCCAACTGTTTAACTCATTTTCCACCAAATACCTCCCTTGCAATCTTTACATACTGTTGAATAATCTGTTGTTCCGCATTGTACATAGGCATTGTGGCTTTGATACCGTGGGTATAACGCCATGTTTCGGTCTTATCGTCCCAATAGTACCAACCATCTTCAAAAGCGTGTATTTGCCCCGGATATGTGCCGACACCGAATCCAAGTTCCGGTGCTTTTGGGTTCTCTTTGGAATTGTAAAAAATTCCAGACCCAAACTCTACCGCCAACAAAGTATAGAACGGTTCTCTATCTTCTGACGTTACCGTTTTTCCGGTTGCAATCAGAATTGCGTTCGAGGTCATTAGCTGTGGTGATTTATCAACCCTTACCGTTATCGTGTTCCCTATTGGAGATTCCGATATGTGTCGTATTGCCACCGTCTGACCTATCTGTGCAAGTCTAGAAACAAGTAAATCGCATTTAGCCTGTAAACTATCGCGGTACTGTTCTAATTTCTTTATAGCGTCTTGTATGGACTTAGTGGATAGTGTCATTGAAATAGGTTTATTTTTCATGCAATCACCTACTTAATATTCTTTCGAAGAAGAAATAAATCCGTGGTCAGCCCTTCATCAGCAACGCCTTTTACGATGTAATCTGCGGTTTCTGAATCCACTAATCCATCATCAGTGTGCTTTACTTCCGAACGTTTCCACACCACATCGCCGGCTTTCAGTGGCAAATATCCTTTATCCGTGACAAGCTGACAGTATGATGTACTATCATCAATTCCAAATTCTTTCACAAGGGCTTCTGACAACTTATTGCTGATATTAGCTTGGAATGTCGTAGGTTCTGAAAACCCTTCAACTTCCTCGCCTTTTGGAATCTTGTTGCCTTCGGAATCTAAATAAGGTACAAAGTTCCCATCGGAATCCTTGTACCCTTCATAGACAATATCTCCATTTTCGTCAGTTTGTGGGATGAATACCCTCTGACCGGATTGCGAATATTTCATTTCCTGCTTGTTAATGTCAAGCATTGGTGTTTTCCTCCGGGATTCCGGCAACACTTGTCAGAAGCGATAACACTCCGGCAAGAACTGATGCAGAAAGAACATATTTCCAATCCACCGCGCCCATAAATGCCGCCGTTCCAATTCCAGCAACTGCCGCCTGCGCAACAGTCTTGATTGCTCGGATTCCGGCTTTCTTAGTCCAATCTTTCCAATTTCTCATGGCTTTTATCTCCTTTCCCTATATGAATTTCTTCAATCTCATGTTTCATTTTCGTAACCATTCCATTTCCACCTAACGCATGGTACGCATCATACATCTCACAGAAGTTCTGATAGGCATATGACGGTATTTCTCCGATTCTGGTGTACTTTGCATGGTATTCAATAAGTTGGACGCGCAAAAGGAGCATTGTCCCCTTACTGTTCGCATCCCTGCTTTTCTTTTGTTGTTTAAGAAGCCAAACTATATATCCAAGCACTATTGGCAGTACCACGAGATAAGTTTGAATCAAAATACTTTTCATTTGAATCTCCTTTTGGCGCACTGCCCACCACCGCTTAATGTGCGCCGCCTGCTAACATATTGCTGACATCAGCAAAATGCTAACGCACAATCTTCTTTAATTACATTGCTTTTACAAACGGAAACACTCCAACAAAAAGGCTTTCACGGTCTTTCCATGTCCGGCTCACACCGTTTTCGGAGAAACTTGCCATGTATGCTTCTCCTGCTTGCGACCGGTCGTACACTGCCAAATTGACCATAATGTTTTCATAGTTCTTAACATCACTGTCAATCTGGTCTTGCGTGTATGTGTCCGGATAGTTCCGTCTGCTGATAATTTCTTTTCTTGCCTGCTCTAAAAGCTGTTCAATCAAAGGGTTACATTCTTTTTCATCAAACACAACTTTATCGGACTTTTCCCCGGTCGCTTCGTCCTCTACCTCTTCTATATGAAATTGTTTTAAGCGAATCTTTACCTGTTCGACAAGCGTGTATGACATAAAGCATTTCCTCCTACAGATTAAATTTTGCAATCAGAATTTCTTTCAATTCCGCGCCGCTTGTCGCTTGTGCATTTTCAATCCCCTGCTCCGCGGCAAGTTTTTGCAAGTCTGCGGTACTCATTCTGTTGATTTCGGTCTTTGTATACCCAACGGAAGATACCGGGGAATTACTCTCCGGCATTTTTTCGCCTGCCTTGTACCATTTTCCACCACATTTAATTGTGTGTGTTGCTACCACGCTGGATCACCTCCTACATAACTTTCATTACAACAACGCTGTCCATTCCCTCAAATGTTGGAAGTCCGATCATGGATACTACGCAGTGAGTATTGATTGGATGGTTTGTAGCATATGTGTAAACCGCAATTCCGGTTTCTACGATAGAAAGGTTTCCATCTGTTAAACTTCCGCTTCTTTCTTCCGGTGTCTTTCCGAATACATAGTCACCAAGATAAACTCCTGCGCACTGACAAGATACAATTCCGGTTGGAATAAAGTATTTTGTCTGACCGTCAGCCGGATCAACGTATAACTTATCGTATACCTCAATCTCGATTCCGTAGCCGCGCAGATATTCAGTTACCTGTGACTGCTGTAAACGAATACCGCCTGTGTATGCAGTAATACCGAGAACCTGCTTCTTTGTATCCTCTGCCTTTAATACCATTTCCCATGTCTCTGTGTTCATACTGAATCTTGTCAGAGAATATCCGGTTTTCTTAGCAAAGTTACGTCTTGTCTCAATGAGATCATCAAGCGGTGTTGCCGTTGCTGGAACGTTCCACTTATCAGCTTCACCGGAAATCTCAACAAAGTGATCTTTCTTGTGTGCTACGCCAGCATCTGATGTGTACTCGACTGTATACTTCTTCTTTCCGATATTTACATCAATCTTTGGTACACCGTCAGCCGGCGCAAGCAAGCTCCAAATCTGTCTCTCTGGTACGACTCTCGCGCCCTCGATCAGCATCATAGGCTTTTTGCTAATCTCGCGGAGTACATCATTTGCAAGAGAAGTATTCTCTGCGTTTCTGTAATTATCGTATTCCTGTTCCTCTCTCTCTGTTACCATGTAGGACTCACGATAGAAAGGCATCTCGTTTTGGACATCAGAGAAACCTTCAGTATCTCTTAACTCTGCCTGTGCATCAAAGTTAGATGCTTTCAGAGAAACCGGAAGTCCGCTCTTTCCCTTAATAAATCTAAGGTCAAGGCTCTCTTGCTTTCTTGTACCAAACTTCTGTCTACCAAGATAAGGTTGAGAACCTAAAGTTTTTTCATAGTTATTCCACATTACACCGAGACTTCTTGCGGTAAATGCTTCTGCTAATGGTAATGCCATAATTTACACCTCTTTCTTTAATCAAAAAAAGTAACTCTTGGGGTTTTGGCTTTTGCCGTTTCCTCAACAGTTACTCCGTTCTTTGTAAGTTTCGCATTATCGATATCGCCCTCGTAAACGTAAGTTCCCGGTGCATCCCCCATCGTTACGTCAACATCGTTAAGCAGATATCCGACACAGTTTTCATCGTTGGATGGAAATGGTGTTCCACCTTTTACGATCTTTCTTCCGTTTTCATCAGCGGCAGTTGCCATCGTCTGCGGAACGATACAAGCGGCTCCCAGATAAGGGAAATGCTTTAAAATACCAAGTCTTTGAGTAAAATCTCTTTCAATAGGTTTACCCATGATTTTTACCTCCTAAATTACATAATGATTTTTTTCTTCTGCGGTAGCTGAATTGCTTCCAAAAGTAATCTTTTCAGCATTCTCGACATCCGCTGTCTTTTCGTTGTCTTTATTACCGCCAGCCGTGCCACCGCCCGGATTGGTACTTCCTTTTGCAATCTCCTGTTCCTTGGCTTGCGCTGCGGCGGTCTCTTTTTCAGAGATAATCTTTCCGAGAACGTCATAGTCAAAACTTCCATCATCCTTGACAATCTGCGATGCCTGTTCCGCAGTTACATTGAACTTCGTGGCTGCATCAGCGCGCTGCTTAGAAATTGCCTGCGCTTTTTCAAGTTCCGCGATCCTAGCATTTGCTTTTTCAAGGTTCTTGTTAGCCTGCTCAACTTCCGTAAGACTGCCTTGCTCGAGTTCGTCAAGTTTTTTCTGCAATTCGTCAGCCTTATCTGCCTTTTCCTTAAGGTCATTTACCTTAGAATTTGCTTTCTGAATCGAACTTCCGTAGTCTGCCATGATCTTTTCAACGTTTTCTTCGCTGATTCCCATAGCAATTAAATCTTCTCTTTTCATTGATTACCTCCGATATGTCATACGTTTTTTAACGGTGTAACGGCACCGATTGACATTGCTGATTTATCCGCTCACAGCTTTGCGAATTTATAAAATAAAAGCAGCTACCTAATTGGTAACTGCTTCATTTTCTTTATCTGTATTCATTTTATTTATCAATTCTTGCGCTTTCTGTTCCTGCGCTTCTACATCATCAATGGTTTTCCACAGATTATCCAAGTATGGTTTTGACAACAGGAATGTCTTTTCCGCATCTCCCCATAACCCAACCGACTTGATTGCGACAAGAGGATGAATGCCGGCTTGCAACAACTGATATAGTGTCTGCGACTTGGTGTACATATTGTCTTGTGGACTGTGATTGATCTGCACATCAAAGTCGCGCAAACTCAATCCCAAATCGTGATCCTGTATACGAATCACATTCAAAACAACTTTCGCAAGTCTTTTTTCAGCCGACTTTACAATCGGGTCTTTTAGTTTTGCTCTCGACTTTGAGAAATCCCATCCGTTTCTAAGCTCAACCGCTCCCTGTGTATCTCCACCGGAATTATTGTTATTCTTATTTGGTATAGCAAGAATGGACTGTGCATTATCCCACAAATCATCCTTTGCAACTTGGCACTCTGTCTGATTCAATTCTTGTGTCATAATGTCAACATCTGATTTATTCTGCTCATTATTGGATTTTACCGTCAGCGCATGGGAAATCTTCATTTCTTCAAATGTTTCCCGGTCAATGTCGCAATTTACAAACTTTATCCAAAACTGAACAAACTGCTCAACTCCGTCCATTCGGTTTGACTGCATTGTATTGATTGCATCCAATAGTCCGATCACAAGCTCAATATCAGAAATGCGCTCATGGTTGTTCGGAAACTCGACAATCGGGATTCCACCAAAACCATGTAGTTTCCAATCTCGAACCTCTCCATTTACAATCTTGCATTCGTATGAATCCGTGTAGCAGAGTTTATACATCTGTCCATCGGCGTCCTTAAGCTCTTGGATTGCTAAAAGTGGTTCTTCTGTGGAACGACTATAGATAACAAAAGTGTTCATTGGTGTTGGTGCAACAATTCTAAATGGTATATCTCCATTTTTTGTAATCTGTACCGCCTTAAATGACGTTCCGGTTGCTGATTGCCACTCTCCTGCCTTAATATCCTTTTCCTGCTTATTAGCATCGGTCAGATAATCGTTAAATTCATCAACGGCATTGTTTATTCGGTCATCGTCTTTTCTGCTGATAAGCTGAATTGGCTCACCGTAAGTCTGACCAACCTTGAATTGAACAATCTCATAGGCATGGTTTTCAGGCACCTTATTGGTTATATCCGCATTCTGTACCTTTGTTCGGTACAATACAGGCTGATCGCCCTTGTAGTAGTTCCACAGATAACGAATGATCGTCTTGTTGAAATAAAATGCACCAATGCAGTTTCCGACAACATTTACGATATTGTCTGCCGTAATCTGTTCTACGTTAGCATATGCAATTTTTCTTCCATATCTGCCTTTTACAAGGTCATGAAAATACTGCTTGTTCATATAAATAAAACTCCACTACTGCAAGCGCGTTTCGGTATTGGCTTCGTTTCAGTCTTGCCTGTTGCCACGCGGTAAATCACAATATGATTGCATTTTTTACATTTACACGGATGATCTATCGTAGATCTCCCATCATAATGTCCGGCAATTCTTCCGCAATCCGGGCAATATATAGTTACTTTTTTCATAGCAACCTCTTTCTTGTAAATAAAAAACACCGCCATTTCCGACAGTGTCTTTTACGGGTTATATGCTTTTTGGGGGTTGTAGGAATTTGTTTTTCTACTCTTTTAGTATATCATGCAAGTTTTAGGAAATGTTGTGAAAGAGTGTGAACTATTGTGTACTTTTATGCACTCTTTTCAGAATAAAGCTGTCCATAACGTCTTTCAAACTCCTGCAATGCTCTTTTCCTAAGTTTCATAATGTTCCTATAGGAATATTTCATCTCAACGGAAATCAGGTTCCAATCTTTCCCATTTACATAGTGTGATGAAAGCACGATATATACATCCGTATTATCCATACTGTCAATTTGCGATATGATAATCCGTCTTTTATCAACCAATTTATCTACAAGCGTCTGGATCTCATTCTGTAAATCAACAATTTTCGATACCGCGCCCCCCATCTTGTCGGGATTGCCGGATGATTGCACATCCACCTCTTTCGGGGATATGGATATAGATGTTGCCATATCGGATAGCCTTTTGATTTCTTCCAGCTTATTTGCAATCGCATGGTCAATTCTGCTTATCTGTGAAAGATATTTGTCTGTTGTCATATCCTAATACCTCCTAAATGGGTTTACTGCCGCTTCTACCTTTGCTTGTGTTCCGCTTCGCATCTCGTTCTCAAACAAAGCAACTGAATCCGGTGCATCATCATGCTTTACTTTTCCGCTTCTTGTCATGGTCGTAAGTTCTTTCATAAACTTGTAATATTGGCTCTGCCTGTCCATTTTCTTGAAATCGCGAAAATAATAATCACGAATGACATTATCTCTCGCATTTTCCATTCGAGTTATTTTGTTTGAACAATTAAACTTGAATCGTGCGCTACATCTTCCGCCTTGCTTTTTTACAATTTCCATTACATCTCGGCCAAAATATTCTCCGGCACTGTTACTCTCGAATGTAACCGTCTTTACGTTGTGCTTAATAAGCATATTTGCGCATTCCGGCTTGGTAAACTGTGTTCCGGCATTATCAAACACTACATCTACGATATAAACCTCGTTTCCGTACACATATCCAATCGGCATTGAGCAGCTATCTTCTCCCTTATCTGCACTATCGCAAGCCGCCATGATTGCATCTGGTTCTCGGTCAACAGGAAGTTCCTCAAAATAATTAAGTTCATTCTCCGCAAACATTCGCCCTTTTGCTTCAAATGGTTCTTGTTGGAACTCTGCCGCCCACGTTTCTTCCGAAACAAGTTTTCTTTCCTTTTGGTAGTAAACGGTTGTGAATATCTTCCGCAATCCTTTTTTATCTTTTCGATAAATCTCCCAATTGCTTTCATCTGTAATTGGGTCAAGTGCCGGAATCGCAACCTCTTTCCATCTCCACTCCAATTCATCAGCTTTATTTTGCAAGGCAGTGATTGGGTCGTATAGGCTATACTTTGTTCCCTGTATGATAATAGGTGTTCCCTCTAATCGTCTACCAAGAACATCGTCTGTTACTTTCTCGCAAAGAAACTCTAATCTATCTCTATTTCGTGCTTCCTCATGGTTTTTAACGCAGTCATCAATATAGACAAGCACATTCGCTTCGGTACATCCTACGATTGCACCATCAATAGGTCTACAGGTAAATGTTGGGAAGATATTTTTGCTCTTAAGGTCGATTGATAGATTTTCAGCACTTTTATAGTCCTTTTCGCCTATCTTTGTTGCTTCTGGGAAAACACTTAAGAATCTATTGTACGTGCTTTCTGTTTCAAAGCCTTGCAATAAGCCACCATAAAATCGCTTAACAAGCCCTTCTCCTTTTCCGACACCGAATATACTTCCGTCCGGGTCGCGTCCGCCCATCATCTGCGCCAATTTCAGACCGCCTGTTGTTTTTCCTGTTCTTTTCGGCTGTGATACAGACAAAAAATCCAATTTTCCATCGTAAATCTCCTGGTATGCTCCGACTACAGGTTGTAGCACTTTTCTTCTTGGGAAATAAAATCTTTTCCACGGATCCTTTTCATCAATTTCAATGTAATAAAAAAAGCTGTCCACAAGATAGGCTGATTCATACATCAAAACATCGTAGAATTGTTGAAGCACCTTATATGTCGTATCATGTTCCCCGGCATACACTTCTAAGTCTGCAACTCTTCCGCCTGTATATTGCTTGACATAGCTTGCTATAAGTTGCTTTGCCCTTGCGGATATTTTCAATCCATAATCAACGTCATGTTCTGTCCTTAAGGCAACCGCTACGGCTTGTATGTAAGCATCTATTACCTGTTCATCAACGCCTTTTCTCTGTATGTAGTTTTCATATCCATTTACTGCATTGATTAACTGCTTTGAAGCCAAATAAAAAGCACCTCCGCAAAAGCAGAAGTGCCTTGACCTCTGCCTATAATTGTTTTAGGGTAGCGACTAACTCCATTTGTTAGCCGGTAAATTTGTTTATTTTAATTCATCTGCATATCTTGACATTTCAATTCGTGTTCCGTTTTTGTCTTTTGTGCATATTTCCACATACTGAGAAAAACCAGTTTGTGGATTTCCAAGCCGTATCTCTGTTTCGTCATCGTTGAACTTGTAACATTTTCGCATTTCTTCGATGCAGTTATTCATTTCTGTTATTTTTATCTTCACTCTCCTGTTATCATTTCGTCAATAATCTATGCAATTCCAACGCAACATCATCTTTGAGAAGTTTTCTAATATAAATTTCTCCGTTATGGTTCTCAAATACCATCGCTATCGGTCTCTCTCCTGTTTCCAACCCTAAATCAAAGGCAACTGAAAGAACTTCCTCTCCTGCTTTTTCAACTCTTGCTTTTGGGATTACCACATTTTTAGGCATTTCAAATATGTTAATCATTTCCAATACACCCTAAATCCTTTCTCCTCATATGCTTTCACGGCTTTATTTAGGCTCACAGCATCTTCATATTTCTCATTCAACATAATTATCGTATTCCCTTTTTCCAAACCGTATATATTACAATCCGCAAGTTTCTTAGCCGTTCCAAGGATAGCCTTTGCCTGTTTGCGGCTCATTTCATAGGTTTTTGTTCCCATATTAACAGTCATTTCTCATAAACCTCTCAAAATCCTTTCTGCATTTAGGGCATAATTCATAAGTTTTCTTAAGTTTTCCGCAAAATCTTGTTTTGTAAAGCTCGCACGAAATTTCATCTTCTGTAAATCTAGCTACCGGTTCTGAATATATACCACACGGCACATATTGTATCTGTTGTCTTGGCTTGAATTTTATTTCAGCACCGCACCTGTCGCAAGTGTGCCATTCTTTTTGATGTTTCATATAAATACCTCACTTATCACATTCGATTCCCGGAATGAATGTTCTTTTACCTATACAAGCATCTTCAAAAGTCGTAGTTTCTATTGAACATCCGCAACTAACCGGGTCTAATGGACAATTTTCATGATTAATACATGTGCATAAAATTTCTTTTTCCTGCTTCATCATTCCACCGCCTTTCAAACTAACCCTAGCATACATAAAATATCAAGTTCCGATATTTCTTTTGCACCCTCTCTTGTGTGCGCAAGAATTTCTTCCGTCGAGCATTTTTCCATATCGTTGCACTTACTCTTATCAAAATTTCTCGAAAAACAGTAATGTAGACAATACCCATATCCGACTCCAAGTATAGTACCATGAATACTTTTACAGACAACATTGTAATTTTCTGTTTTTAAAATATCATGTTCTCCATCTAAGAAACATTCTTTTCCGTTGTTATCCATTTTCTTTTTGAGATATTCAAGAAAAATTCTCATTTCTTTTTCTGAATCGGAAATGTACAAAATAGAATCCTTCTCTCTATCATCAATTATTTGTTTCGATTCATTGCCATAGTAATCACACATATTCCACCAGCTTTCAAACCAATCCGTACATATATAGAATATCAAGTGGTGTTATTCTCTTTCGATTAAAAGAATTGCTGACAATATAATTTGCCAACTCCCCATCTTTCCATCCGTCCGTACTTGTCATAGAATCATAAACCTGTTTATATTCTCCGGTCAGCTTACCAAATTCAAACCATCCCAAGTCAAGTGTTACTCCGTAATCATAAAATCCCTTGTCACACCACTTTCTGACATAATACATTAACTGCTTATATGAGAATCCAAGTCTTTCAAAAATATTTCCAATAGTTCTTATGCTCAATTCTCGATTGCTTGAAGGCAATTTTCTTTTCTGCTCATTCACGCAAGCTCTAAAAAATATTTCTTCTAATGGTTTCATTCTTCCACCAACTTTCTAAGCACCATTCATAAACATATTTCCAAAATGCAAATCATTTAGTGCTTTTTCTAATTCGTCTTTGTACCGAAATGGGCTTAAAGGGCTTTTTATTTCTTCCCTCAATATAGGTGCCATATTGTCTATCAAAATGTCTTGTGTAGCGCTTGCACAATTTTGCGGTGGCAAATCCGCTAAAGCGCATAACTCCATTCTTTTATGGTCACATTTTTCAGATTTTGGGCAACTTTTACATTTTTCTGCTAATTTACTTAAAGGTTCTGCCATTACTACACCATTTTTCTACCACAGATAGGGCAATAAGCTATTTTCATTACCATTTCAACATTCATATCTTTACTGCTACACACCGCAAAGGGCGGACATTTATTCAAGTCGCATGTAATTACAGGCTTATTTGACAACTTATCAATCTTAAATTTGCCATAATGTGTTATGATAGGAAATTTTTTCTCGCAAAATTCACACATATCACACCAACTTTCTTCCGCAGATAGGGCAAAATGCAATAGTCAACGCTCCCGCTCCGTACTCGCCTGCACTATTCGTAAAAACAAGGGCGTGTTTGTCTACAATTTTCCGAATTTCTATTTTATTACCGGACGGTACTTTTCCGTTTTTATCCGGAGTAAGGAAATCCCAATCCGGTATTCCGATTCCTATGTCTTTGCATAAATCACACATTCTTACGCCCCCAATCATAGCAAAAATCGGAATCCTCGTGAGATTCCGTGTCTTTTGTTTGATATAAATATTCCGCAAGCGCAGTGTATAGGATTCGAACCGGGGAATGCAGGAATCAAAATCCTGTGCCTTACCGTTTGGCGATAGCCCATCATTTCCAAATGACCATAATATTCATTGCAAAGATTGCGTATGAAAGCAAATACCCAATTGCGTTTGAATTGTCTGTCTGCTTTACCTGTCCTCCCATAAGTCCCAGCATTACTAGGGCATCTGTCGCTGTTGCGATTATCTTTAAAATCATATCAATATCCCCCATCATCAAAGCTGTGTTCCTGTTTGAATCGTTCCATTTCATTTACGCTCATACCGAAAAGTCCGGCAGATTCATCAGAATTCGTATGTTTGAAATACTCGCCCTGCTGTGGAAACATAAACCGGAACATGGCATAGTTTGCAACATCACACAGATATTCAAGGTTCCCGGTCTCTTCAAACTTGGCAAGATTCATTTTCAAACTTTCGATTGCATCCACATTCCCGTTTGCAAAATTCATTCTTTCCGGTCCGTATTTGTAATACGACTGTTAAATCAGACCTTTGCGCTTTTCATCAAAAGCTTTGGAATACTCGGTTTTCATCAACTCATTGCCGCAGCTTGCCATTAAACATCACCTTCCGCTCTGTGGTTTGCTCTTTCAATGTCAAAGCCTTCCGGGTAACGTGCCTTAAGCTTGTCCACGTTCATTTGCATGATTTCATCAAGGCTCCATCCAAAGGATTCGCAAAGCATTGCAAGATACCAGCAAATATCTCCAGCTTCTTTCTTTGCGTGGTCAATATCAAGCTGTTTCTCGTGGAAAATCCACTTTTTAATCATGTCGTTGAACTCTCCAACCTCACCGGATAACCCAAGGCAAGCATTAAAGATACCGCCAAGGTCATAATCTTGCAACGCAGATGCGATATTGTTATTTTTGCAAAATTTAAGCAAATCGAATTTATCCGAAATTCTTTCTGTCGCTTTGCGATCATTTGTCCGCATTGCTAAAGCCTGATACTCATTCCCGGTCATATATCATTCTCCTGTCCGAAACACTCTTTTTGTTTTTAAAAAATTTTTTGGAAATGTAGTTGCGATTCGCAACGTGAAAGTGAATTGTTATAAATTTATTATAGCCTATTTACGATGAAAGTCAATGGGTGTGTTGTAAGTGGCTTTTTATTGCTATCGGTAAAGCACTATTGCGCTATAACCTCTCTTCCAGCCATTGAATACGTGTGTAGAATATTTAATGTCTACTATCTCACGATAAGACTCAGACAGTGATTTTATTACTCTGTTTACCTCTTCTTGAAATTCTTCTGCGTTTGTAGAATCTATTGGCTCTGTAATTTTCAGTGGATTCATGTATGCTCCTTTGTCTGAATAAGACTTTTTGTTTTTGTAGGAATTTGAGGGACTTAGTAGCCGCCCGGTGGTCTTTCTGTCAGACCCCCTCCCCATCCTTTTCTTGCAAACATGGAAATCTAAAATATTTTCCGTTTCGTTCTGTTGTCATTGTGTGAAAATCAAATTGTTTTAATACAATTCACGTCATACCCTTGCAACTATTCGCAAAACCTAACTTTTCCGAATAGTTTACGAACAGTAGAAACGCTACAACCATTGATATTACTGCATTTGTGAATTGTAGAATAATCACACACAATTTAAACCGTATTATTTGCCGCTGCATCCGTAAATTGTGTATCAATTGCGTGCAATTCTTGACTCTTTTTCTCGTCCAATCTTGGCAGCTCCTGCGCTGTGATTGCCTTGCGTTGCGTGGCATTATCGCCAATGCCGGGCTGATTCATGCCGAATTCATTATTTCCCACGAACATGGTGCCTACAGGGCTATTGGAATCATATGCACGATCTAGGATACAATCCTTACGGGATCGCTGCAATTTTTGCCACATCTTGAAAGTCAGCGAACTTGGTTCATCACTAGCCCATATATCCATTGTGTTCGTAGGTATATTACAAAAATAACTAAATGCTACCGTACTTACCAACTTGCTATACACATTGGAGATGTATATATAATAATCACAAAGCTTATATAATACCTCTCTATCATACCTATTGCAGTTAGTCGGTATAGTTGCATTACCAAGAGGACTTAAGCTCTTATCTTTTAATGCTTTTGTATCCGGGAATAAATGCATACCAACATACTGCATAACAGCTTTCCACTGTCTCTGTCCAGCTTTTAACAAATCTTCGATGTGGAATTCTATACAAGCGTTGTCTATTAAATCTTGTACAGTTGATGTGTATATCTGTACTGTACCTAGATCCACTATAAGGCTTGTAAGATCTACATTCTCTACACTCTTTATATCCTGCATATACTATTCACACCTCCGTTCTGTTTAATCTCTTTGATTCTGGTATACACTATTTCCGGGATTAAAGTCAAGCCTTAATTTTTTACGGTGGTATTATATACTTACGCCGCGCGCGTATGCGGATATACACTTACTATAAACCTATAGGCTTTAGATACAGTATATTATTATTAATTTAAAAGATTAAGAAAAAGATAGAGAAAGAGAACATAGTTCTGAAAAAGCGACGTCAGACGATTGTCTCGCCTTATGTCAGACGATTGTCAGACGATTGTCAGACGATTTTTTGTAAAAACTGATACTATTCTATCATTTTCGGACTTGTCAAGAACCTAATACAACTATGATTGTTTATAAAAATTTAATAAAAGTTTTACAATCTGTTTACGGTTTTTCGGAGATTTTGTAAGATATGCCCGGATGCGTTGTTGATTTTTGGATATGGTGAAAAGAAAATCCATTTAATTTTTTTGCAATAAGGGCACTCTACTTGTAAAAAAGACCGTCTGTTTTCCGTTTTGCAATCTAAAACCTTAAAGCCTTTGTAAACCGTGCCGACAAGAGCAGCCGCCCTTGTTTGTTTTCTTTTTTCTCCCATGGTTTCCTCCAAATATAAAAAGATGTGCAAAACCGCTATTATACGATTTTACACATCCTATGTTACTGTTTATCATATTTAATTTTAGTACAGTTCTACAACTTTTACAACCGTATTTATTAAGTTTTCCTCGTCTTTGTCTACAATTTCAAACCCAGCTATAACAGGTGCGCCATATTCGTTGTTCCCTACGCACACGCAGCCGGAATCGAGAAGTTCTTCTTCGTCTCCGTCATCAACCTGCCACAAGTCAGCGAATCTGATTTCTTCTCCAACCTCTAAAGTTTTTCCGTTAAACATTTTGCATTCTTTTTTCATTTTTCTTTCCTCTCTTTCTTATTGCTTCTGGATTAACTCGTAAACCAATGCGTCAGTCCTCTTCGCCATATTCGTTGTTTATGCATTCCTCAACTTCTTCTGCTGTAAACATTCCTCCATAGCAAATAGCCATACAATTAAAATCCGTATCGCATATTATCTCTCTTGCTCTCTCGCCCAAATCTAAGCTATCCAGATAATCAGCTACCATCTGATTAAGCTTTTTTAAATCGTCTCCGCCGCGTTTGGTGATCTCGTTTATCTCTTTTCTTGTGTACTCTGTGTATTCTTTCATAATGGTTCCTCTCTTTCTTATGCGTTCTTTCCTGCTCCGTAGCACTCATGAAATGCATCTACGAGTTTTCCAAGCTGCTGCGGTGTAAGTTCTTCTTTCAGATCGTCCGGAACCCATTTGTAAGACTGCCGGAAAGTTTCGCCATACTTTCCAATCTTTGATGCTTTTTCGACCTGATCCAGCTTGTACATCTGGCCGAGTTCCTCGGTTGTAATCAATCCGGTTTTTACGGCTTTTCTTCCCTCTCTTGTTAGGATGCTCATTGCATCCTGTTTTCTGATTGTTCCAATTCCGTTAATTTTCATATCTCGTTTCTCCTTTCGGTTCTGTTTTCTTGATCTGACTATAATATAGCACATACATGTTATGTTGTCAACACTATTATTAGTGTTTAAAAATATTTTATTTTTTCTTCATTGCTTGGCGTTATCTCTACCACATCCGACGGCTGACATCTTAATATGATGCAGATCGTGTTGAGCGTGTCCAATGTAATGCTTTTCCCCTGTCTGATGTTCTGCAACGTTGCTTGACTGATTATCTTTTCTTTTCTTATCCTTGTAGCGTTAAATCCACGGCTTGAAAGTTCTTTTATAATGTCAATCTTATATGTAAACACTGTTTGCACCTCCTTTTGTTTTACTTCATTATATAATGTATGGCACTAAAAAGCAATATATAAATATTTTAAATTTCACTAATTATAGTGTTGACATACACTAATATTAGTGCTATTATAATTACAACAAATAAAGCAAACGAAACGGAGGAAACAACATGGAAAAGAAATACAGACTTGTAACGGAAACCGGGCGCGTTCTTCTTGGCGGCGAGACATACAACCACAACGCAGCCGAAAGATGGTTCGATGATTTCAATGGAATTTATGAAGATGACGAAACCGGATCAGAAGAAAGAATATATATTGAGGAGGTATAGAACATGGCAGAATACTATATAACTTACAACGATTATTTCGGATTTTGCGTAATTGAAAAAATCAACGGAAACGGCAAAATTGTATTCGCCGGATCTATCGAAGATTGTAACAAAAAATGCATTGAATTAAATAGTCAGCAATAGCCGAAACGCTCCGATCTGGAGCGTCAGCCGCGGGATGGTCGCATGACTCTGATGAAAGTTGACTATAGGAATTATGAACGAAACCTATATTCCTAAGATTTGAAAGGAGAAACGAAATGCCTAAGTTTAGAGATTTGACAGATCAAAGATTCGGGTTATTAACGGCAAAAAATCCCATTATAACCACTTCATCAAACAGAAAAAGGGTTAAATGGGTTTGTAAATGTGATTGTGGAAATGAAATTATCGTTATTGCTTCAAATCTTACATCTGGACACACTAAAAGTTGCGGTTGTCTCAACAGAAACTTAACAATAAAACGCAATAAAACCATTGCAGCTTCGCACCATGGCAGCCAAGAACGGCTATATGGGGTATGGCATGGAATGAAAGCAAGATGTAACAACCCGAACAATAAAAGGTACTCACAATATGGCGGCAGGGGAATAAAACTATGTAGTGAATGGAATGATGATTATTCTACATTTAGAACTTGGGCGCTTCAAAACGGATATGATCCAAATGCGCCGAAAGGTAAATGCACAATAGACAGAATTAACAACGACCTAGGATATTCACCCGAAAACTGTAGATGGATAACAAACGAGGAGCAACAAAAAAACAAACGCAAACGGCTCTGATGATGGTAGACCAGAAAACGAAAGCGAGGTTTTGAATATGGAAAAATATATCATGGTTGCAACAAATGAACAGATAGAAAGAAGCAAGGCGCGCAGAAAAGCCATTGAAACATTGGAGTATAACCCAATGTGCTACAACTGTAAGAGTTTTGGCAAGTCCTGCAAAGGTTCAACAAATAAAGTATATAGCGGATGCGTCTATAAAGAGGTTGACGAATTGAAACCGTCTATATATACACAGATTTTAGAACAAGTGAAATAGTCGAAACCGCCACTCCTGGCGGTCTGCAGGAACTGCCCCACCTGCACTGATGAGACAGGGCACACAAAGAAAGGATGGTTGATTTTATGAAATGGTACAGAGCAGAAATTGAGGATGATAATTTTGAAATGATTTTGGCAGATAACGAAGAAGACGCCATAAATCAGTATTTTGAATTAGGAGAAAAACACGATTTATTTAATCTGATAGAACTTGATGATGATAATAATGAGGTTCGCACAATTCTATAAATTAGGCAAGGTTGGCTTTTCCGGGGTTCGATTCCCCGGCTTTACCTCATAAGAGGACAGAAAACACATGGAAAGGCGGTTTTGATATGAAAACAATTAAATTAAATGATGAAATTTTTAAAGAATTTCACATCATCAAAAAATCAGAATATGACAAGATATGTGAAGATTATAAAAGCACTGCTATTTTCGACAAGAAAATAAAATGCGCTTTTCTTCCCGGATACGGAACAACATTATTCTTTGAAAACATCCAGTTTGTAATTATAAACGACAACGAACCAACAAAAAAATATGCGATTTGGAGAAATCACAAAGTTATAGGCTATTGCGATATAACGGAAAAAGCCGCAAAACACGCAAACGGCGCAAGCAATGCAAAGTTTTTCTTTGGTTTTGACAGAGTTACAAACCCAGAAAAATATTAGTGCTCTCCCGCTTCCCCACTGCTGGTGGCGCAGGTTCATGACCTAGGGGCGGAATTTCTGCAATAACGAAACGTAAACGGCGTAATACGCGCCATTTTTCGCGTGCTTGGTGCATTCGTTCCGGTTCGATTCCGGGAGTACGGACCACGTGGAAATCCGTTCCAATGTGCAAATTGACAAATAAACACAACATGAGGAGGTGTGAAAGATGGGAAAATATGAATATATCGGAAAAAGGGAAATCATGCGCCGGGTGTCTGCCCTTGGTTATCTGGAAATATCCGGCAAAATGTGCGGCTACTCAAAATTTGAGGGCGTGGAATGGGTGGAGTCTGCAAAAATCAAAATAACCGCGCAGCGTGGCGGTGACTGGTTACAGATCACGCAAAGACCGGAAAACATAACACGCACTTACAGCCGATACGATGGGAAAAACTATCTTGACAAGTGGTAAAATGCGGTCTATGCTAGACTATAACTACAGCCGGGCAAACGTCTTCTGGCGTTTGCCTGCGATCTGTTATATTATCAAATATCATCAGTATATTATCTATATATGGCATAGCATATAGTGTATTTGTGTTATTTGCGGAATGCCGAAGATAATTGCACGTTTGTTACACGTTTTTGAGAATCCGTGAAAATGGAATCTCGACCCCAAAAACGCTACCCCAGGGGGTACAAAAAAATTACGAAATATTTTTTGGCGCGCGGAGAAAATTTTCTTTCGTAAAAATTAAAGACCGCGCCGCATAATCGCTTTTGCTCAACTCTTCTATCAGCTTTTCCCTAGTCATTTCCGGATTCGTCCGGTGAACGTACTGTAAGAGTTCTGAAATTTTATCCATTATGCAACAACCTCCATAAGTTCAATCAATAGTCTGTCTGCTATTTCAAATACTTCTCTTCCGTATGTAGCCAAAAAGTCTGCTACAATTTCCTCGGTGCTAATATCCATGTATACATTATACGAAAGACAGAACGCATGGCATAATTCGTGACATAACACACGGTCAAGGAATTTTCCGCGCAGATCATCCGCAAGATATATCGTTTTCGTGTCTCTGTCGGTCATGCCTACCGTTCTGCTCCCATCGCTTCTCTGTAGCATATCGCTGTAACGCGATACTTTGACCAAATTCCACATTTCATTGTTTATTGTGAACAATTTACCACCTCGCAAACAAAGAGGGCAAAATGCCCTCTCTATTACATTTTCGTAACAAGCGTAGTCAGCTTAGTCTTGGTCAACTGTTTCTCTTCCGGGGACATGCCGGAAAACAGTTCGGTCACATCTTCCGAAAGAGATTTCATGTACTTTTCGAGTTCTTTCATCTTTGCGTCCTTATCTTCCGGTGAATTTCCGTTATGCATTTCCTTTGTCTCCATGTAACTTCTCCGGCTCATACCGGCTCTGCCCTCTCTTGCATCGTGAGTACCGGTACTCATGCCGTTATTTCCGCTCATAGGCTCTGAATAATACATCTTTCCAATACTCATTCGGTCAAGGTCTCTCATTCGGTCGTATTCCGGCATTCTCTCCCATTCGTGGTAATCTTCCGGCATCTGATGATAATATGGCGGTTCTATATATCCTCTGCGTGTTCCGCGCCCCTTCGGTGCGAATCTGCCATTTGAGTACCGGTACTCATTGTAGTATCTTCTTCCCGGATAATCCCCAAATTCTTCCGCCATGCGCATGATTTCTTCGTTTTCAGACTTTTTCATTGCTTCAACAATGTTATAGTCCTTGTCAAAGCACACGATGTTCTTTGCAATCTCCGTCCAATCCTTGAGATCATCAAGGTTCTGACCCTCAAAATTCTCAATTCCGATGCCGTCAACGTGGGCTTTCACGCAATCCATAATCTGTTTCGCAAACTTATGCATAATATCAAGCCTCCCTTACTGCAATCAAATTACTGTTCTGTACTTCAATAGCCTGTGTAGATGTATTCTGCACCGCTACTGTACTGCAACAGCCACAAGGTACATCAACGTATGCCTGAGCCGAAACGTTAAATAAATTTTGTACTGCTGCCGGAGTAACTATCATTCGTGTTGACTGTAAAGGTTCTCCATCCACTGCAATAGCAAGCGAAATCTCTTCAACTGTACCGCCTGTCGGTATCTGAATGTTTCCACTATAAGATACTAAAAATCTAGCCTTGCACTGATTTGTGATACCTCTTAACTTGATAATTCCGCTTCCCTGTCTGTGTACGATACATTTTGTTCCGTTTACTGCTGTTTCTGTGAATGCAACATCTTCTCCAGCGGAAACGGTTTGTAATGCAATTCCTGTTACTTCCATTATTTTTACCTCTCTTCCATAAAAATAAGGGCAAACATTACAGTCTGCCCTTTGATTATAAGTAATACTGCATAGCAGACATGATCGAGTTAAACTCAATTAAGATACTCAATTATTTAGTTTTAGCAGTTGCAACCGGTGTTGCATCCGCATCCATATGCATAAGCATTTGGGTTAGGTACGACATATGCCGGGATAGCAGACGGATTTACCGCATTGATAATCTGCTGTGTCTGAGCTGCCATCTGAGTTGTAAGTAATGCACTCTGACGATCCTGTGAAGCTGCTCTGCGAAGATCATTATTTTCTGCCTGTAAGGAAGAAATTTTTTCATTGCAGAGATAATCAAGAATAGCGCGTGTTCCTGCATTCTGACTGTCGATAATGTCTCTCGTGTTGCTGTTCATGGTGTTCTGCAATGCGCAAGTGTTAGTTGCCATGTTGTAGTTTACGCCTTGGATAGCTTCTCTTGTTTCGCAGCAACAGTTAGCAAGCTGTGACTGTAATGCATTTGTATTCTGCATATTAGCGACTGTATCAGCATTGATAGCCTGCTGAATGCCGAATCCGGTCTGCAAAATGTTTGTGTTGATGCCGTTCATGCCGGTTTGCACAGCATAGAATCCGTCACAAAGTCCGTTTGTAATGCCGTCAAGTTTTGACACAACCGCCTGATTATCAAATCCGCGCTGGATTTCGCTTCCGACACCACCATTCATTCCGTTTCCTCCGAATCCGTTACCGAACCCACCCCATCCGAAGATAGCGAAGATAACGATAATGAACCATAACCATGAGCCTTCTGCGCCCCATCCGTTGTTATTTCCGTTTCCGTCAATGTTCGCGACAAGCGGAACGGATGCACAATTACCTGTGTTAAACATAGAATTTACCTCCATAATTCATTTTTTATATACATATCTTGCAAGAATTAGTATCACATTCCTAATTGGCTTTTAAACGACTCAAAAGCCTTATCTGCGTCAATTCCCTTTTCTTTGCACAAATTCCTAGCCATCTGTTCGATGCCCTTGGAATCTCCCTTCTGCGCCATTTGCATAGCATTGCGCGCCATAGGGTTGCTCATTACGCTGTTGTTCCCCATCATTTGTTGTAAAAACTGCTGTGGGTTTCTCATTCCCTGTAACATCTGCATAGGATTCATTAAGACTCACTCTCCTTTTGTGTTCGTGAAGATTTTCTTTGCGTTTGCGAAGACAACTTATCTTCCAACTCTTCCATCTTTCCAAACAAGCAATCCAATTTGTCAGTAATAGCCTTTGCCGCATCATCAGATAGCCCTATTTCGATTCTTTTATCTTCACTTGAAGAATCTGCCATCTGCTCATTAAAAGGCTTGTAAACGGTCTTTCTGATTGTTCCATTGGCATCCCATTGTTTCGCTACGATTGCGCTCATGTCCTGCATCGGGAAGAACGCAACACTTCCATCCATAGGCACATCATTTGCCATGATTGCTGACTCCGACTGCACTACTTTTCCTTGGATTCCAAGAAACTGCGGTTGCATCTGCGGAATCTGTGGCTCTGGTTGTTGAAACCTTTGCATTGGGTTGTATTGATAAGCGGCATAGCTTGGGTTTGGGTTAAATGCCATACTCTGATTTTGCATCTGATACATTCTCTTTCTCCAATACTTCCTTGATTGCGTGAATCATTGCTGACTGATACACGAGCGGAACCTTCGACACATCTTCTCTTGTTAAAATTTTTTCAAGAATTTCATCCGTAAATAACATTCCGCATCCCTCCTATGCTTATATTTTTGCATAAAAAAATACGGTTCTTCCGCAAAAAATAAGCAGAAAAACCGCATAAAAAAAGAACGCCCCAAGCGTTCCAAGCCTACCATTTATAGAAAAGAATCTTAAGCGCTTGTGCAGACTCCTTTCTTTTGTGTTCAGTTTTTGAGTACCATTTTGAGTACCAATTTTCTTAAGACGCCGCAAACACAGTGTTTATGCGACTTTTAAAACAGTCCGTACGGGAATCGAACCCTAGAGTAATTGTCTTGAAATGGCTTAAAATAGCCATTCTTTCAATTTTTCTTTGAGTACTTTTGAGTACTAGGGACTCATAATGCTTCGATTAAGTCAAGTTCCTGTCTCTTTTCCTCAATTCCGGTACGATCAAAATAATAATGATCTTTTGTGCAACTAATGTCTGTATGCCCCATGGTATCAAGGATTGTGGACTCTTTCACTTTTCCGTCAAGCAAGATACTTCCGTATGTCTTTCGGATTTTGTGCGGAGATTTCACTTTCATTCTCAATTCATGTTCGCAGATATACCGCAAACGTTCACGAAAGTTGTAGGATTTCAACCGTTCTCCGTCTCTCTCAAATAGATATTGCCCGAAGGGATTTCTCTTTCGTACTTCATCAAGAATCCATTTGTACTTATCCGGCAATATGGCAAATCGCAATCCGGCTTCTGATTTCGGAAAATCTTTGACCTCATAGTGAAAACCATCATCATCACGATAGCGTGTTTCTGTAGAATTGATCGCAACCGTGTAGTTTTCAACATCTTTCCGCTTTAATGCCGACAATTCCCCGACACGGACTCCTGTCTTAAACATAAATAGCAATCCAAGGTTTACGATATCTAAGTGATTTCTAAGGTACATCTCCATGCGTTCCTTTTCATCCGGCATATATACTTGGTCTTTTGCCTTTCGGACTACGTGCTTAAACGCTTTTGGCGATATATCCATGTCTTTCAGCGTGTATGTAATGGAAAACTTGACATACTTCTTCCGTTTGGCATACTTAAAGATTCCGTAAATCAGCGTTCGGAAGTTTGAGAACGCCTTGGAAGTCATGTCGAAATCATGGATGCTATTTCGTATAAACGTTTCAAGGTCGCATTCGTCTACACCTTTGATTTTCTTATCCTTGATACCGTCAAAGTATCTTTGAAAATCCATTAGGTATCTGTCATAGGTTGCCCTGCTGATTTCTTCAAGTTCCAGCTTTTGTGAAATCCAACGGTTGAAGATTTCCTCTATCGTGGGGTCATCTTCTCTCTCTTTCCAATAATCAATGATTTTCTGCTCGACCGCTTCTCTGCGCTTTGCCTTGATTTTACGTCTGCCTTTTACTTCATCCGGCAGATATGAGTACCAGTTCTCATCCTTTCCTTGATAGATTTTATAAGGGTTTTTGTTGAGTAATTTTTCTCTCTTTTGCATAGTAACTTGTTTCTGCACAAGTGCTATGTCGAGAATACCACTATCAACGGCATATTTCAACAGTTCTTTTTCATCCAATCAAATACCCCCGTTCTTTCTATTTTATCTTTTATATCTCTCACTCTGTACTCTATCGTTCTTAGTGATAGATTTTCTTTTGTGGATATTTGCTTTTGTGAAAAACCACGGCAGAGAAGAGAGAAAATCCTCTCCTCTTCTTCCGTGAAATTGGCATTTTCTTTAATGTATTCAAGTTCTGGCTTAATGAATTTTGTAAATTTCATAAGCCATTTCTCCTGTTAAATATAATCACTTAATCTCATTTGTGCCATTTCGGTATCTAACCTCTGCTTTGATACTTTGTAATAGTATTCGTCAAGCTCAAATCCAACGAATTTATGATTTGTGTTATAGCAAGCTATTAAGCTACTTGCGCTACCTACATGAGTATCAAGTATAATGTCATTAGGTTTTGCGTATCTGTTTAATAACCATTCATATAGCGCAATGGGCTTCTGTGTTGGGTGTATGCGATTTTCTTTACGCTTCATATTTTGCTGAAGCATTCCGTGCCACCTATATTTAATCTTCCTTACTGCAGTACCGAACGAAGTCCATGCAAGCTCGCAATCAGCAAAATCGTTATCTCCATTATCTTTATCCCAAACAATCCAACAACTACTATCAAACGGCATTTTGCTGATAAAATGATTTGCTCCCCAAATAATCTGATTTTTTGACACTCTAAACAGTTCATTGAAATATTTTTCGTTTGGTGGTTTTATATCCATTCCGCTAAAACTCTTGTAATCTTTTGCTTTTGCTAGGTTACTTCTTGTATGGTTTTTATCACCATTTTCTCCAATTCCATATGGTGGGTCTACAATCGCAAGGTCAAAATATTTGTCGGGAAATTCTTTCATTCCTTGCATACAATCCATGTTGTAATATCCAAAATCTAACATTTTCTCTTACCAAAAGGAAACCTCGGTTTTATGTGCGCACAACCTATTCCTTTCTTTGATTTTTATTTAGTTATCTTCTTTTCTCTTAAAACCCTCACAAGACACATCAAGCAAGCAACCGCTTTTTTCGGTTTCCATTCCTCCCCAATATGTCTTGTATCTGTAAGAGTTTTCGCATTTAAAGCAGAAATCCTTGCCATTGTTCAATTTGCAACTTGTCTTTTTATCTTCCAGCTTTTTCCCGATACTCTCGTTTATCCTTTTGAGTTCCTCGACCTTTTTCTGCAATTCCTCAAAATCTTCAATGAGTTTGTTGTATTTCTTCTTACTTAAAATCTTCACTCTGTTTCGCTCCTTTCAACTGTTCTGCTATCTGCTTTACTTGTCTTATGGCATTTTCCCAAGTTGCGCCCTCGGTTGGTAATCCGCTTGACATAGCCATCCCGGAAAAACGCTCAGTGATGTTAGCAGTCAAATCGTCAACAGCTTTGTCATAACTATCAATATTAGACTTTCGATATTTAAACACCTCATTGTTCAGAGCTTCTTTGCCCCAATCTCCGCTATCAAACCATTCAACGGCCTTAAATACAGGACTAAGTGCTTCAAAAAGTGTTTCTATTCGTATACTTGCCGACTTGATATACTCAACTAATCTTTGTGTATCTTTAGCCACATCTTCAAAACCTGCACTGCTCAATCTGTCAACCATATCTTGCAATGTTTCTACTGACGAACCATTCATAAGCTCGTCAACATCTTTACAATACAAATAATTCCAACTTCCACCACTCATTCGCTCTCACCTACTTTTAATAAATCCATAAACCTTTAAGTTGCAACCTCGGTTTACCGAGGATTCGTTATTCCTTTCTTTCTTCTAAAATTTCATCAAGACAGATATTGAAGCCAGCCTTCACGCCTTCTGTCCATCGACCGATAGAATTCAGCTCTAACACCGTATGAGTTTCTTTCCTCTCCGGCAACTCCTGGAGCGGACACCAATCCGGCTTTTCTCCGTCTGGTACAAGTTTTCCTGTCGCACAGCACAGATATTCGTCATCATTCTCTGTCTCATAGCACAATGTGCATTTCTGGCACACCTGTTCCGGCATATCCATAACCAATACTGCTTTAGGCATTTTCTATTCCTCCTTATTCTGCTATTCAGTGGCATAACTCAATTCGGATTCCAGATATTCTGTCAATTCCTCCACCGTCTCAACGTTTTCTCCTGCGCGTATTTCTGCAACCAACCACTCAATGCTTTCAAATTTACTTATTACTTTTGCTAATTCTTCCATGATTATTTTTCCTTTCTGTCATTTAATTAACTTTCGTTTCCGGCTTCTCACACCGCTCAAATTCGATCACCCATACATAAGGATTCACATCCCAACTGTAACGATCAAGATCAGATTTTTTGATGGTGCTGTTCCAGATTTTAATAAAATGCTCTCTGGCTGTATGTATGCGATCATATTCATTCTCCGGGCTGTGGATAAACCCTCTGTTATCTATCGCTCCTTCTGCCTTTGCTCCATTCTCTGTTATCTCCTGCAACCGCTCCACCCTAACATCCGTAACCTTTAACCAGATACGTGCGGCTTCTTTCGGCATGTGGATGGACGGGTGCCACGGCGTATGATCGTGTGTCACTCCATTTTCATCAACATATGCATCGAACGGGATTGTATCTGTTGCTGCATAATAATATTTCCCCGTATCCTCAATGACCTGTTCATTTCCATCCAATTCATATAAATACTGCCATGTTTCCCGGACATACAGGATATCGCCCGGACAAATAGGACAAGTTCTTTCTGCTATGCTTAACTGCTCCGCATGCTCCTTATCAGCAAAGTTATGTACTGCATAAGTCCGCCTGTCAGCATTGTAAAATTCCATATCCGGCACAGTACACTCATTGGCATCTTTGCAAATTCGCCGGGTGCAGGTCTTCCGACCGTCCAAAATTGCCCGAACCATTTCTGTGTTGAATAAAATCGGTTTAATTGCCATTTACACCGCCTCCCTTTAATTGCTCAACTTCCTCGTTCAATTTTTCTATCTTCTGTACTGCTTCTCTCAAGACCTCTGCATTATGATTTATCGCCATTGCAAGTTCTCTGACGCTTGAGCTTAACGAACCGCCAGACATCTCTACTACTGTTTTATTATTCCATTTCATCTACTCCACCGCCTTTCACAATCTCGATTGCCTTTTCATAGGCTATAAGCATTCCTAATTCCTTTGGTTTATCATTTACAATATCATCAAGCACCCTATTTACTGGTACAAGGCTTTTCAGCTTTTCCAACTGCTCCACAACCTTGTCCGGTTCGTAGGCGGTTGGCTGCGCATCAATAAAAGAAGCAACGCGTAAAAAGTCTAAGCAATCCATATCTTCGTTCTTTGAAATTGCTTTTTCTAAATCCGCTTTTAATTTATCCGCATCAATCAGTCTCATCGTTCGCCCTCCTGTTCCATGCTTCAATAGCTTCATTCTCTGTCATTCCTACACCTCCAACAGTTCCGGATTGTCAAACGTATTGCCGATAACTTCTGCATCAACCATATTTATCCAATAGCCTAAATCTTTTCTCATGTATTTTTTATCAGTAACTGACCAATCCACATAAAATCCAACATTCTCTGTTTTTGTGCTATCAAAGCAGTTTTGATAACTTCCGTATCTAATCGGTGCTATCGTGTCACTAAAGAGGTCTTTTACCAAATCATTCTCCCAAATCAGCTTGCCGTTCTTATCCTTAAGTCCGGTACACTGGCAGATAGTAGATGCATCTACAACACAACGACAGAAGAAACCCAAACTATCCTTTGCGTAGAAATAATAACTTTCGTTGCCCTTTTTCGTGCAAAATGGGTATGACAGATATCCTTCCACCCATTCGCCGTTATCAATCCGCTTTCCACGGAATAAATATCTATTCTCCATGACTTTCTCCTTTCTCCGGATATACAAGCTTCAAATCATATCCGCTTGTAATAAATTTCAACGTCAATTCGTGATTGACTGCGTTTCCGAGTTTATCGTAAATCCAGTACATATCCTCTTGCGTGAATTGTGTTCCGAGATATTCATTGTATCCAGAAAGAAGTGATTCCCTCCATTCTTTATTTCTCTTCTCTTGGCGGTAAGGTTCTCCCTTTGCAAGTGGTCTGGAACACCACTCTAAAAGTTTACAGATAATATCTTTCTGTGTATTACAGTCTTTTGCTGTAAAATATACATTCCCTTTGTCTGATAAAATAAGTTCTCCAAATTGAGTAATATAACTCTTCGGAAAGCATTTCATCACATTGAAAATTTCATTAAACATCCTTTTTCTCCATTTCTTTCAACTTGGCTTCGGCTTCCTCTTGTGATAAAAGCCAGGTTTCCTTGTACATTTTTTCTGACAGGATTCGGTCTGTTGCATATTCTCGATCCTTATCACACTCCATGTACCATCCTTTTTCTGTAAAAGTAATCAAGGCTACTTTCTGATGATAAACTTTGTTGTTCTCCGGGTGCAGACTTAAAATATTTAATCCACAATTGATTTTGCTAGGAATTATATATACATCTGAGCCAATTCCACACGGCAACCGCAGAAGTAATCCCTGCTCCTCTGCATCCTCGTAATCCGCTAACTTCTCCATTGCGCAATAACCTTCTTCGCAGTTGGAATAATATGAATTAGGCTTTTCGCCATAGCACGAATACAAGGTTTTTAAGGATTCTTTCTCGTAATTCTCTTTTACTAAGATTTCATCCGCTGTCCGCTCTGTTAATCTCTCCATGTTTATTCCTCACTTTCTGCCAGCTTCGCGAATTTCCAACTTGCAATATCTGATTCACCTTCTGCGCTCCATGATGTTGCTCCATGATACCAAGTGAACACCGTGCCGTTTTCATACATTGCAAAATATCCCCGATTCCACTCGCCGCTTTTTACGTCTTTCACAAGAATCGGCGTATCGACCGCTACCTTGCTCCAATCAACAGGTGGCTCAACATATTCACTGTTCGCCCATTCCATTGCTTTCGCCATACAAATGAAGCTGTCACCGAAATCGCATTCATCGCAATCGGTTCTGCCACATTCTGTAATTTTCCCATCAACCTTAGCGAAGCAATGACCACTACACACAACATCCAAAATCTCTTTCGCATATTTCTCTCTGTTCAGCATATTTAAACCTCCAAATCACATACAAACTTAATCTCATCTGCCAAACTTTGTGCTATCATCGGCACCGTCAACTGAAACTGCTTGTAATTAGCTAACGTATCAATATAATCAACAAACTTATCCGAAAACTCCTGCAACTGCTTAACAGACAGCTTAAATTCCTTTTTCAGAATCGTAAGCGTGAGTGCAAAATAGTTAAACAATGACGCACTGGAAAGTCTGTAGGCTTCTCGCTCGATGCAGAATCCTTTCTTTACGTACAAGATCATAAGCTGTCTTTGCGACACACTTCTCACTTTCTCTTGAACGTCAATTTCATATTTCTGTTTCAGCATTACGGATAAATCTTTCCCATTCCAACCGTCGGCAGACGCGGCATCTAAATACTGTTTCAATAATTCCTGCAATCGCACAATGCGTTTCTGCCCGAATCCGAATTTGTCATGCAAGATAATGTAGCCGATCACGACAAACTCTTTGTATGATTTTGTGATAACCGCATCAGAATTTCGCTTTTCGAAGCTATTCCTGCCAATAATCTTCGTGTCCTGCTTTGTAAAAAACAGATTTTTATTACTTTTTCTCTTTAATGCATTGCTCATACCTGTGAATACCTCCGATTCAGATTTTCCCACTGCTTGTACGTCTTTTTCGTAAATGGGTAAATTTTTGATTTCCGAAAGACTCTTTCGCACCGATCGTCAAGTATTTGAACATACCAGTTTTTGTATGTTTTATCCTTGGAATTTGCAATTTGACCGATTTGAATATGTCTTGGCAACCCGATCACCGTTCTTACCTCGTTGCTTTTCACCCGGTTGTATACCTGCCCTGTTTTGAGATTGACAATCTCATACAATCTTTGTTCCGACATTTTTACCCTTTCTGTATGTAATTTCCAACCATGCAAAGTGGCTTAATACAAGCTGTCTTGCACGCTCCTCGATTTCCATGCCTTTGTATTTGTTTATCAGTTCTTCCCCGGCTTTCATCACTTCCTGCCACCATGCATCGTCATTATCAGGCGCGTAGTAGTCTTGGATAAACTTCCAATAATCCATAAATACTTGCCATTCTTCCGAACCTTTTTCGATTTTTGCACTTG